GTCTCTGCCTTTAGATGCTGACTTAACGTTCCAGCCAAACCTATGTAATTCGTCTACGGATTTTGGTTCGCTACTATCTGCAAATATCTCTGTCTGTCTAGTAAAGCCTAGTTCTATAAACTTGTTATGTATGTCTCGGTTCGTCATTCCATATTGATAAAACTGCTCGTCTATATATAGATTGTCTTCTAATAGGTAAACAAAAATTAATACGCTCGGGTCATTGACAAAGCCCCAATCTAAGCCGCCTGAGATAAACTCCGCTTCTTTAGGTATCTGGTCCACTTCTAAGTATGTGAATATAGTTGCTTTATTTCTACCTACCTGGCCAAGTCCGTACACCCGCCAATAGTCCTGGTCTGTATCTCTAAGGCGTTCAATTTCTTTTACTATCTCTTTGCTTAAAAACCTATTGTCTTTATAAGTTGTTATACAGAAAAACGCATCGTCTCTAGTCTTAACCTTTGAGTATATCCAGGAGTACTCGTCACTAGGGTTATAGTCTAGTATTAACTGCTCTTCAGTTCTAAATAGTATTTGGTTATAGGATTCGTAGCTGGCCTCGTTAGCTTCGTTTAAAAAGGCTATGTTTCTTTTACGTCCTTTAAGTCTGCTAGACTGGTCAATAGATACAAACTCAAATAGATTACCATTAAGTCTATATTCACTATTAGATTTATTATGGTCAGCGTCTAGGTATAAGTCAAACCTCTCTAGTATATCAAAGAAGTCTCTCATTACTGTAGCTCTTAATGCTGGATAAGTAGCTCTAAAGATTGTTATTGTTTTACCTGTCTCTGTCATTCCGTAGCCAAAGATTAGCCACATAAGAATATTATAGGTTTTACCAGACCTAGTACCACCCTGGAATATTTTAATCTTAGAGTCTGTTTGTTTTAAATAGTCGTAGACTATATTAGTTTGTACTCTCATCGGCTGGTCCTAAAACTTCTATCTCAAATTTTCTAGCTTCAGGTAGAACAAGCTCCGTTCGTTCCTGGTAACCTCGGCTCTTAGCTCTAGTCTTTAAGTAGAATATAATACTGGCTGTATCGTTTGCTTTAATTCGGTCATATAGTTTGGACTCAACAAAGTCTATAGCACTTTCAGTTATAGCCTCAACCTCTTCTTTATATTCCTTATCGTTTTTAAGCCACTGGTAATGCGTCTGTCTACTTATGTTAACAGTTCTACAACTATGTGAAACGATACCAAGGTTAAACTCTAAGGCTTCTAGCATCTTTTTTTTAATGTCAGTATTGTCAGTCATTATATATATAACGTACTATTTGTATTTTTGCTACTCTTGTAAAACACTTTTTAGAAACTCTCTTGTAGACTCTAACTGCTTTTTGTTTTTTATCTTACATACGTCTGCTATAAGATTATTGATTTGTCTAGGTGAAACCTCTTGTACTTTAATAGCGTCTATTATATCGACATACTGAGGGTTTTTAAATGCTATCTCTTTAAAGCTTTTTATACTATGTAATATTGTAGCGTGGTGATACTTTTTACCTTTGCTTAGATAGTAGTCTCTTATTCTAAATAACGTCTGTCCAAATTCTTTTCGGATTAGGTAATTAAATAAGGCTCTAGCCTCTACATACTTTTGTTGTTTAGACTTATGGAATATGTCTGCGTTTGTGTTATGTATTACTAAGTCTGCAACTCGTTTCATTTGCTTATTAGTAAATGGTATTTGGTATATGTTATTTAGCTTTATCATTGTCATCAATTTTTTTCTTTAGTTCGGCTACGTTTTTATTGTACTCCATTAGTATTAAATATATTTTAGATATAGTTTTCTCTAGCTGACCTATTCTTTGCACTTGTGTTAATTTCTTTTTTTTCAAAATAATTCTTTTTGTTTTGTGTTTAAATTAATTCTTTTATTAGCTACATCTATATAATCTTTATTTATTTCAAAACCTATATAATTTCTTTTCATTTCTACACAAGCTAAGCCAGTAGTTCCGCTCCCCATAAATGGGTCAAGAATTAAATCGTTTTCTTTACTAAAATGTTCTAAACAAAGTTTTGGCAGAGTTATTGGAAATACAGCACTATGATTTTTACCACCTGTATCGACTGGGAATTTCCAAACATTATGCGTATATTTTTTTGTATAATATTTTCCTATCGGGTGCTTGCTTAATACAAATATATATTCAATAGCATTTGTTAATCTTTTATTTAATGGAATAGGATTGTTTTTATGCCATATAATAATATCATTTATAAAATACCCTTGTTTTTCTCTAAGTCTATTTACTATATCAAATGGTCTCATTACTCCTGTCTCGCCATAACTATAACCTAAATTTAAACATACAATACCATCGTCTTTTAGCTTAGGCTTTATAGATTCAAAAAAATCTGTAATAACATATAAAGGCTCTCCGACATCGGCTGTATAATGAAACCCTGAACCTCTTTGATATTTATGACTAGAATTATAATAAGGCGGTGAGGTTATAATACAATCAATAGTATTGTCTTCTAATTTTTCTGCAAGGTCTACAGCGTTTCCATTATATATATTATTTATTTTCATAATATGCCTTGTATTGTGTAATCGTTTATATCGAAGTCATCTCGTATGTAGGTATCGTATAAGTCTATTCCTTTTTTTAATTCCTTACGTCCGTACTCGTAAAACTCTTTGCTAACGTTCCAGATTCCTATATCTAGATTAGCCTTGTCTATACAAAGAAACGTAAAATCTTTATAATTACAATTAAACGCCTCGCAATATATAGCGACTTGTAAATGATACTTATATCTAAATGCTGACTTATTAAAGTTCTGAACGTCTACTGTAGTCTTAAGGTCTACTATGCCACCTTTGTTTTTTAGTACGTCTGCCTTAGCTCTAAACGGCTTACCGAATATATCGACAATACCACAAACCTCGGTTTTGCTATCACTTAATAACTCGACAGCTTGAGGGTTTTTATAAAAGGCGTCTATAAGCCTATTGTTTTCGCTTTGCTCTTTAGCTGTATATACTTCGCCGTACTCTTCTTTTGCCTCTTTAAACTTTTTAGTGTTTTTACTTTGTACGTCTACGAACCTTAACTCTTCATACTTTTCGGGTTCTAATATTGCTAGGTGAAATAAATGGCCCGCTGTTAAAGCTGGACTACTAGATTTCTGGCCGTACTTAGTTATGTAGTAATAAGTCTTTGGACTGTCTAGCATAAGCTTTAGACTAGAGCTGCTTAAGGCTAACTTGTTTAATTCACCATAGTAAAACTCATCGTCTACCATTTTTTTTAGTAACTCTTTTTTATTGTAGTAGTTACCGTCTAGTAGTTTAATTTTATCCTTCATATATTTTATGTCCCTTAGAATCAGTTGTTTTCATTTTAGCCTTTTGTATGGCCTCGTATTCGTTTTCAGCTTGTACTAATATATATCGGTTATCGTAACCGTCATCAGTATATTTCCAGTATTGGACTTCGTATTCATTCATATTATTTTTGTTGTTTTCTTAACCAGTCACCAACTTCTGTCCAATTAACTTTATTAATTATTTTTTGCCAGTAATCTGAATCTAACATTGACTTTAAATTAGTTTCTACATAATTTTTAGACCATTTTTCGTTACAGCAAGACTTGTCTAAAGTTAAATCAATCCAATTAAAAAAGCCTTGTACTACTATTCTAGTTTCGTCATTACTAAAACTTTCAAATAGTTTTTGTTCTTTAGTTTTCATATAGTTAATTTAGTAATTATTAATATTAAAATAATTGCTAGGAATGCAAATGCAAATCCTTTAAGATTATTCTCGTAGTTTTTTTGTCTCATATTGTAGTTCTTTAAGTTTTGCGTCTGCTAATAGTTTAGCCTCTCTAAACCTATTTAATTGTATATTGTAGCCTCGCTCTCTTTGTTGCATACTCATAACGTATAAGCTAATTACAGATAACGACTTTATAGCCGAATCAATCTCAGCTCTAGTTTTGTCAGTTAGTTTTTTGTTTTGTGATTTTTTATGCCAGGAGTCTAATATACTAGATAGTAATTGAAACTCGTTATAGAAATTAAACTCTTCTATATCCAATACGTTGCTTTTAATGTCATTAAGTATATCCATCGTCTTTGCACAATATACGATAAAATGTTAATAACTCAGCTACGTTATTTAGATTTTTTTCTATTATTGAAATATTCAGTCCAAGGTCCAGGGTCTGGGTCCTTTGTGTTTACTGAAACTATAGAGGCTTTAGACTCTGGTAAATAGTAAACTTCTTTAGATTGTTTATCACCACCCCAATAAGTAGTTTTACCAGCCAATACAATTTCTACAGGCGGCATTGATATATTGTTAAGCCAGTATAAATAATTACCTTTTGGGTCCGCTACGAAATAAAGCTTGACTACGTCATTAGGTAAATTCATAAGCGCATCGTATTTCTTTTTTTCTATTAGCTTATTCTCGTAATACTTATTTCTAAACTTCATTTCAATAACCGCTGCAAATCCTTTAGGTGTTAAACCTTTAGCGTCATATCTACTAGTACCGCCAATATGTTTTAATTTCCACCCGTCTAGATTTAGTATTTGTACTACGGCCTTTTCCCACTGAGTAGTTTTTTCTATATCCATTATGACTCTATATATAAAGTGTTTATATCATTGACCCAGCTTTGTATTTGTTTTGGATTACAACTACAAGGTAATACAAATTTATGCTTAAAGTATTCCGAATGTAGCTCGGATATTTTTTTTAATTCGGCTGCGGTAATTGTAGACTTTTTTGCGTCTCTAAACTTAGTCCAGTAGTTATAATCTTTTTTATTTAATTTCATCTTGCTCGGTTCTAAATATTCTTATATCGTTTAAAACTTTTTTTCTGCGTTCACAACCACAAGACTTGTAGCCTAGTAAGTCTATTACTATTTTTTCAACTAACCACTTAATGCCAGTCTTTTTAAAAATCGTCTCTAATATGTCTCCTAAATTCATAGTCTTCTTTTATTTGTTTTTTTATATTTTTTATAGTATTTCTTAAACTCCAATATGTAATGTTTGTATTCCTAGACAATACACTGACTTTGGTTTTATCTAAAAAGACTTCTTTAAATATACGTCTCATATAATAGACTTTCATTTTGTCCTGGCTAAAGTTGTCTAGTAAGTTAGCGTCTTCTAGCATTTGTAAGTACTTATCGTTTTCGTACCAGTCGCTTATAACTTTGTGTTTTAAGTATTCGTCATTCTCGTTATACTCCTGGTTATACCATTCTTTGTATTCTACGTCTTCGGACAGGTCCTCTCTAGTATCTAAGCTAACAAACTTAACATTCTTTTCCCTACGCTTTAAGTCAAAGACCAGGTTTCTAATAGTTACATATATAAAGTAATAGTTAACCTCATCGTTATTATACATAATCGACTGGTCTTTATTCTCTTCTAAATGTAATTTGATTTTAAAATATAATTCAGATACTATGTCTTTGGCTGTCTCAGGATTGACGCCTAGCGATTCAGTAATTTGTAACCAGTTGTTATGCTTTTTGTATAAGAGTTCTAAAATGTCCACTCCTACAAGCTACAAAAATTATGCTATATTAAAACGGAGCGTTGGCTCTTTTAAGAATTTTGACTATGCTTTCGTTGTTAATAGAATATCCTACATTGTTAATAAGCGCTCGCATCTTTACAGGTGCATCTAAACTTGTACATCGTCCGCCCGTCTCTATAGACTTAATCTTTTTTATATGCAGAAACGAATACATAAACTCTGTAGGGTGTTGAATAAATCTGTGAACTACAGCAAAGGAATCACATCGGTT